TTGTACTCGCCGGCCTGACGGCCCATGCTCCTGAGCAAGTCCTCCTTCTGGTTTCGTAGACCTTCCGCTGTTCGCTCAAGCACACGATATTCGCGGTTCATGGTGTCCCAAAGCGCCGGGGTCAATTCCGATTCCACGTACTCGCCCTTCCTGTTGAGGATCATGACCTTCTTCCCCCAATTCAGGCCGACACGGGTCTTCTTTGGGTCGGGTGCCAAGATTTCCCCAAGTTCCCGCATTCGCCCATAGACCTTCGCTTCGTCCTTTTCGATCTCCCGCAACGTCACGGCGTTGGTTGCCAAGGGCGGGCGCTGTGGTTGCGGCGTGGTCGGTCGCGCTCGCATTCCCGCAACCGTCTCCCGGCTGGCTGCGGTGATCTTTGCCACCTTCTCGCGGCTCGTTGCCGCAGTCAGCGTCCGCTCCGCCGCTTGTTCGTCCTTCGTGCGCTGGATGTCTCGCTGGTTCAGCCGGTTCAACGCAGCGATGGCCTCTTCACTGCCGATGCGGGCTTGGCCGCTGAAAAACGGAATCAGCGACGGGTGAACCTCCCCGTATCCCGGTAAATCCACCTTCTCCGCCTCACGCAATGCCCGCTTCTCGGCGGTCGCCATCGCGGTTTGCCGCTCGTGCCGCTCCTCCGGGGTCAGCAACTCATATTGCAACTCCTGGCCCGAGAGGGTCTTGTGTGAAACCGTCCGAGACGCTTTCGGTTTGCGCCGCACCTCGTAGGGTGCCGCCAACTCCTCGGGCATGTTGCCGATGCGCGGTGGATACAGGACCTCTCCCACTGTGCCGCCCACGACCGGACGACCTGCCACCTCCAGTATCGTCCGCGTCCAGATGTCATCGAGGCGCGCCTGCCGCTCCTCCCGCTCCACCTGCCGCCGAAGTTCCTGCTCCTGGAGCATCGCCGTCTTGATCTGCTGGGCGAGTTGCGCCGCCTGAAGTGCGCCCGCCACTACCGGAGCCATCACGTCCTGCATCGCGCACCTCCTTACTCGGCCCCTGACCACGCCTGCCCAGGCGACCGACTGCCCCCCAGCAACCTGTTCAGCATCATGTACTGGATCAGGGCTGTGTTCATCCCCTGGAGGCCGCCCACGATGCCGCCAGCCGCAGCGCTTCCCGGCAGGATCGTTCTGCTCGTCTCGTCAGTCCTGCCAGTCGTTTCGGTCGTCTGCCCGAAGTTCTGGCTCAGCAACCGCTCCGCGAGACTTGCGCCTTCCTGCTGCTGGTCGAGGATCATCTGCGCGATGGTGGATTCCACGTCGCCCAGTTCCCCGAGGCGCGCCATCTCGGACTGCCGCATGGCCGTGCCGAACTTACCCGACCGTGCCCCGCCGTGCGCCAGCATCTTCGTGGCGAGGGTGTCAGGGAGTGCCGAGTACCGCGCGTTGACGTTGCCGCGCATCGCTGTACGGATCGGCGCCAGCCCGGCGGCGGGCTCGGTCATGAGCCTACTGATACGCTCCATGAGCGGGCCAAGTAGGGCCTCTTGCTCAGGTCGCAGATCCTGTCGTGTCCTCGCCGTCCCGCTCGTGGTCCCCGTCTGGGTGCTGGTCTGCGTCCGGGCTGATTGTTTGTTCCCCAGCACGCCCGCCAGGGCCCCCAAACCCGTCGTGATGTACGGCAATGCCTTTCCCGCCGCCGCCCAACTCATAGAATTCCTCCCGCAGCAAGCCCAGGATCACCATGTCAACTGGCTTGCCGCCCCTCATTGTCTGCTGTCGCAAGAACCCTTCCCGTCGCGCCCCCAGCTTCCGCGCAATGGCCTTGATCTGCCAGTTGTCATCGAAGACGAAGGCGAGCAACTTCCGCAAGCCGGTCTCGAAGATCAGCCGGTAGACCTCCCGCAACGCTGGCAGTGTCGTTTCCTGGCCCCACATCCGTTTCACAAACAAGCAGTGCGTGCTGCCGACTCCTGGATTGGCAAGGTCCAGTGTCACCAGCCCGCCCAGTTCCCCATCGCGGTAGATCGCCCAGCTTTGCTGCCCTGCCGCCGCCCGGCGTTGCCAATCAAGCATGAAAGCGTCGAGCGTGGTGGCTGCGTAGTCGTCCGCCACCCGGTCCCGAAACTCCGACATCCAGGACCAGATCCGGGGTACGGCCCACTCGGGAAACGGGCTGGAGACCTCGATCATCGTTTTCCGTTCAAGCTGTCCCGTAAGCTCACCATCGCTGCGGTGTTCGCCTCAACGATGGCCCGGAAGTCCTTGCCCAACTCCTCGAAGCGGTCCTCGGAGTGCCTCCGGTCCTGCCGGTAGAAGTAGAACATGATGCCGGCCAGAACTCCGCCTACACCCAGGCCGGTGAACGGCGTCAAATCGGGAACGGTCGGGGCAACCTCGACCAACAAGGCGAGAAACGACACTATGCACCCCCTCTGGCCTATAGTTGCCAGACCGGGCGTGGTCTTAAACGACTTGCGCCGATTCCGCCCGCTGCGGCTCGTCCAGTCGCCACCCAAACAAGCACACGTGGTCCCACGCCCACAGGTTGATGAGGGGCACGCCCGCCTCCCGCGCGGCCAAGTACTCGGCCTCCCAGGGGCAACCCTGGTTGAAGACGGGCACCAAGTACCGACACTTCGCCTTCGGCCACTGCGCCTCCGTGAACGGCCAGCGGATAGCCTCCCGCGCCAAGTCCAAGCTGCGGGTGCCAGAGCCGAAGTCCAGGGCCTCCATCTTGATGTAATCAAACGGGGCCACCGCCGGGTCGCGGAAGGCGGGCGGAATGTTCACCCAATGCAGCAAGCGGCCCCCAAGGTTGTAGCGCCCAACCGGGCGCGGGTAGTTCACGTCCATCGGCAGCAGGATCTCGAACACGGCCTGGGGATAGAAACCTCGGACATAGCCTGCAATCTCCGCGCAATACGCCCGCAGCCGCTCGGCCAGCCAGTCTCCATCCTCGCCGCTGTTGATTGTGGCGGGGTCATCATCCGCACCCTCAAACACGTGAAGTTCGCGCCCGAGCGCCGCCAGCGCCGCCGCCCGCGTCTCGGTATCGTAGAACGCCAGCGAGCCGTCCTCGGCGAAGTACCACCAGCAGAACTCGCCGAACTGGAGGCCCGGCGTCAGCCCGGCGCTGGCCTGAAGCTGCGCCATCTGGAGGTAGGCCCGCTTCTGGTAGTTCAGTGCGTTCTCCACGAATGAGCAGTGCGTAGACCGCAGGTGGCGGAAGCATTCGCCTCCCAGCGTGTACGTCCCGCCCGCACTCGACCCGTCCAGACTGAAGTGGTCTGCGTCCACCTTGGTGATGCGCCCGTTGGCGAATGTCAAGCCCGGAACCCCGGTAACCGTGATGTAGTCCCCTGTGTCGTAGTCGTGCTTCGGCACCTCCAGAACCACCGGGGCACCGTAGGCCACGGATTTCACGGCGCACGGAGACTCCGTACCGAAGACGATAGCTGTCAGCACCTTCTTCCCCGAGTTGAACCGGGACGCCCACACGTTCCCCGCCGCGTCGGGAGTGTTGAAAAGCTCCATCGAGAACGCGCTGGTGATCTCCCGCCCGCGCGCCGCGCACTCCTTGAACAAGTCCGCGTGCCATCGCTCGGCGGCCACGGTCAAGACCGGCTCCTGGTCGATGTCCACCTGCCACTGCCCGGTGGTGTACCACAGGTTCTCATTGGTGACCGCGCCCGTCAGAGTGGCGCTGTTGGTCTCGAAGGCCACTGGCGCCCGCCAAAACTTCCCCGTCGAGCGCCCGTGAAGGCTGAGGAGTGGCCCGCTCGCCTCCGCCCAAAACACCGTAGAGGACTGGTTGATCCGCAGTGCGAACGCCCGCGCCACGGTTTCCAGCGTGTCCCCAATCGTCATGACGTGGGTGAACTGGGCGCGCTCCGGGTCACCCTCCTCACCAATCCAGAGCGTCGCCATCTTCGAGAACTCTGCCGCACCCCCGAACGTGACGCTGCTCTGTTGCACGTCGCCACCCACCCGCTTGCGCTGGCACCAGAAGAAGACGCCCACGTACTCGTTGATCGGTCCAGTGAACCCGTGATTGTCCATCGCCCACATGAGCCGCGCCGCGGGCACCTTGTAGGAGTGGTCGGTGTCCCAGTCGATTGCCGGCGACACGTGCGCCCGCGCCGGGAGCGCGTCCGGCACGTCGGACAGCACGGCGGCCTCGATAAAATCGAACACCGCCTCGCCACTCGCCAGCGTCAGCACCACTTCATGTTGACCCACCGGCAGGTTCGTCCTCAGCACTCGGCGCGTGCTCTGAAGCGACTCGGCGCACCAGCAGTTCAGGGTCGTGGGCGTGTCCCCATCCACCCGGACCGTCCACGTCCCCAAGTCCGGTCCCAGTGAGCCGCCGAGGTAGAGGTTGTGAACGTGCTGGCAGTGATACCGGATGGTCACCTTGTCGCCCACGGTGGAGGCGCGCCGCGCAAGGCCCTTCGAGTAGAACCCCCACATCGGCACCCAGGACTGGCCTGTGTACTTGCACCAAGCGTCCGACTCCTCGATCCGAACGCTGCCCGGCCCGGCTATCTTGAGCTCGCGGTTGTTCCCGCTCACGGTCCAGTTGGTGAAGCGCGCCAGCCAGAGCGTCGTCCCGGTGTCCCCTGCCGGGTTAATGGCCGGCGAGAATGTCAGCCAGCACTGGCGCACTTGCGCCGCCTGAATCGGCAGACCCGTCGTGTCCACCAGGGCGGTGAAATCCAGCGTGACGCGCCACTTCGGTGGCGATACCCCGCCCACAAAAGTCTGCCACCAGTTCACCCAGTATTCGGTCTTCGCGCCGCTCACGAAACCGTAGGCCCCTACCCGGTTCCCGTCGGCCACTGGGATCACATCCTTCAGGGTCAACTGAATCATCCGGCCCGTAGCGGTGGCCTGCGCCGTCGTCGAGAACAGGTTGATGGCCTGCGCCAGATTCACGATGGCGGTCTCCAGGGTGTCCCCTGCCACCAGCCGGTAGTTGTACTGCTCGGTCAGCCACGACAGCCCGATGTAGTCCCCCACGGTCGGGACGCCATGGATCTCGAAGTTGCAGACAGCCTGCGTGTACTCGCCCAGCGGCTCCGCGTAGTCCAGTAGTTTCACCCGTGCGCTAGACCCATCCAAGTAGGCGATGTCGAGGAAGGGCCAGTCGGCTCCGGCGTACCACGACGAGTCGATGGTCTGGAGGCCGGTGGTCTCCAGGTCGAACAGAACCACCACCCCGCTCAGATCAGGGTCCGGCAGGTACTTGATGCGCGGGTGCTCGTAGAAGTTGTCGGTGTCCCACAGCACCAGCACAGCCGCATCCGCCAAATCCCGGAATACGCCCTCGACGGTGAACCCGCTCGCGGTCGCGGAGTGGATGCACGCCGCCGCGCCACGGTCATCGGCGCCCCGCAACTGGATGGTGCGGTTGGGCTGGAACTTGTGGATCGTCTCCGGTCCCGGCGGCTCCTCGCCGTATGGCGGCTCCCCGGCTGGGTGCGAAACCGCACGAATCCTCGTGGCGAAAGTCGTGATCCATTGAGAGTGGTACGCGGGCTCAATAGCCGGCGGGGCATCAACCAAGTGGAAGGCTGTGGTTTCGCCGTTGATCTTCACTAGATCGAAAAACGGATTACCGTCTGCGCCGAGATCCGTATACTTCAAGTCACCAGTGGCAACGTTGTGCCCGTACTCGATTGAAACCGGCACGTCAGCGCTGTGGGAGACAATGCTGACGCCGACTTCAATGACCTCGTGGTATGGCTGACTGATGCCGCCTGGGTCGAAATAGAGACCGTCCCGAGCGTTCCCCTGCAACCCCGAGGTCATAATGCTGTGCGCCGAGGGATCTGGCTTGAGATAGTTCGACGGGTAGACCACGCCAGGAATTGGGGGGCCGCTTTGGCTCTGATAGTTCGGCGTTAAGTAATTACCGGCGGAATCGCAGAGCCGGACGAATCTCCTGATTTGGAGTTTGACGCTCGGCGCGAGACCGTCCTCCCGATAGGCCCGGATCAGCCCGTGGATCACCCACCACGGGTAGAGCGCTGGATCGATGGGATCGCCCACAATCTGGAAGAGTAGATAATATTTCGGGCTGATCGTCGGGTTCTTCGGGATTAGAACAGTGCGTGTTTGGCGGGTTTTCGGGCGGTAGGGTATGCACCAAGGCATGGCGTTGACTCACGGCACCCAGTAGACGTTACCCAGCCGTCGTTTGCCATCTGAGACGGTGACCAGACGCCGCCCCTGGCGCAACTCTCCCAAGTGTAGCAGTCGCTTGATGCGAAAGGCTGCTGTGCTCAAGGAAATGCCGCGCCGCTTGCTGTACTCGCTCACCGTGAACGCCTCCGGTGGGGCGTCTCCGGTCTCCCCCCCGAAGGCCGCGGCCTCAATCTTGTCGAGGCGGTCCCATAGATCAGGTGGCGCGGCGGGCTTCTTCACGCGGACATCTCCCTCGTGGGAACCTCGTGCGCTTCGAGCAGCGCCCGGTCGCGGGGCCAATCGAAGACGGGCAAGCCCAACTCATCGGCCAGTGCTTTTTCGCCAATGCTGCCATGTGAGGTTCCCCACCCAGGCAACAGAACCATCAGGTCTGAGCGCCGGATGAACTCCATGTCCCCGTCCAAGAAAAGCCGCGCCGTCTCGCCCCCAGTCAGGGGGTCGCCGCTATCCATGAAGGCGGTGTTGGCATGGGGGCAGATGACCGCGTAACCCATCAGCCAGAGTTCCCGTGCAACGTCCATAGACCGGACGATGTTCTGTCGCACGCCCCATATTCCATCCGGCGTGCGGTAAGGGCCGGTGAGATAGAGCACAGACGGGCGGATCATGGCTTTGACCTCGTTGGGATGTCCACCAACTCGGGCCGGACTTCCTCGAAGTGCATCGCGGCAAACAGGTTCCACGCTGCTTGCGCGAGGTGGTCTTCTGTATTCTCGCCGGCGAGGTACTGAATGAGGTGGCGCAAGGCCGAATCGAGGCACCGGCTCACCGGGATGCCCGCTTCCCAGTTCCGGGGCGCGTACTTTACAGCGCCCTTCTCGTAGATGGCGGCCAACCGCCTCAGCGCGAATGGCGACATCAGATCGAACCGACCCTTGCCGGTTCGTACGTCGCGGATGGCCCCCGACTCGAACACCTCGCGCCGCCCGCTGTCGGCAAGCGTGTAGACCACTTGCACGTTCGCGTTGACCTTGACCTCTTCCGCTTGCTTGAACTCCGGCGTTTCTGTTTCCCCGTTCATAGCTTCACCGGCTTGAGTGGCGGAAGCGGGTACAAGAACTTCTGCACCACAACCGGGTCTTCTCCTTTCTTTTTCGCGTCCCCGTCGATCCACAGCAAAACCGCGCCGATGTCTGGCAGCATCCGGTAGAAGCTGTTCTTGCCCATGTAGTCGGTCTGAAGTTGCCAGCACGGTACGATTACGGCGTGCTTGCTGGGGTGTTCCAGGTGGGTAAAATAATGGGCGTGCGACCGCACCAATACGTCAGCACGCGCAACCTTGCCGACTTTGCCGGCCAGGGCGCTCCAGACGGCTTCTCGATCCGGCGCCGTGGCGCGGTACAGGCCGCCCGAAGCGCTGATCCCGTGCGAGACGTTTATTACCACGCCGTCACATTCCCAGTCTGCCGCCCTCTTAGCGAGCCGCCCGGCCCCGTACCCGCGGTAACGCTTGGCTCCGATCTTCTCGGCAACGACCTCGGCCTCCCGGCCCCCGGGACTGTCGTGGTAGGGTGTCCCCCGGATCACAAAGACGGGCGGCTTGCTCTTGATGCTGGCAAGCAGGTGACGGAGGCAGATCGCGGCACACTCCGACTGGTCGGCCAGCAGCGGCAACGAAAGTTCAGCGCCCCTCGCCCGATGTTCCTCTCCCTCGATGGCGTCTCCATTGACATAGACACCCACGATGGGGAGTTCCGACACCCTTTGCTCCAGGTCAAGCCAGCATTGCCAGAGAAACTTCTGTCCAGCGTTCTGCGGCTTCGGTGCGCCATCGCTGGTCACAAAGCCCGGGGGCATCATTCCGTGAATCGACCCCGCGTGCAGGTCGCTCACCGCCAGAACCGCTTTCGAGTATCCGTTCATGCCAGCCTCACCAGCACCGTCAAGTCTGCTCCGGGAAACGTCAGCCCCACCTCCGTGATATGAACCTGCACCAGCGCCTCCGCGGCGATGCTGTCTTCCACCGGGACGGTGACAGAATCCTCGCCATCCGGGATCGTCGCCTCCGCCCACTGGTCGCCGCCCACGTCGATGACCACGGTGAGGTCTCCGCCGAGCGGCGGTTCTTTCACCAGCAACACCACCTCGGTAGCCGTGCGCTCCTCGCCCAGTGTCACCAGAGGGGTCGCGTCGGAGCGAATCGACACCACGCCCGGCACGCTGAGGATGAGTGTGTCGGCCCCGCCCCCGCCAGCCGCCGCCTGTGTGACACGCTGAACTGTGGTGCTGACCGCCGCAGGAACGCGTGTCTCGACCTTAGACACCGCCGCCACCCTCCGCTCGACAGCGAATACCGTGGCTGCGTCTGAACCCGCTCGTGGCTCACCCAGGTTGGTGATACGGTGCCCCTGCGCATCCAAGTCCGCCGTCAGCGCCGCAGGCCGCCGCAGGTTCTCCTCGATGACCCGCAGACGCTCGTTCAGGAGCGTGACAAGCGACTGCACATCCCGCACGTCCGGCAGGTCAACGATGCGCCCGACGTTCATTCGATGGTATCCAGCGGCAGGTCAACCCAGCCCGGCTCCAGCGGAGTCTCGCGCAGGGGAAGCGCCATACGCTCCCACCCCTCCGGCGTCGGCACGATGGGGAGTGCCGCGTCTGAGAACCCCTCGGGTGTGGGTACAATGGGCAGGGGCGCGTCCGAGAAACCCTCCGGCGTCGGCACGATGGGCAGGGGCGCCGAAGCGTACCCCTCGGGCGTCTCCACCACCGGCAGGGCGTACCACCGCCACGTGGACTCGACGCCCAGCGCCTTCGCCCAAACTCGCGCGCCGTAGAGTATACACACCCCGGTCGGAGCCAGCTTGAACTTGGGGAGCTTCCCGCGCACGTCCCCGGTTAGACGCACGTTTACCGGAACCCGGCCACTCGTAACCGCCAACACCTTCTCGAACTGGGACAACTCGGTTGAGATAGTCAGCGTGGACGCCGCCACCAGCGAGACATCCAGTTCGACTTCCCGGTACAGGTACAGCGTCTCGAAACCCATGATTCAGTCCTTGGTAGCGGGGGCCGGAATTGGACCGGCGACCTCTGGCGTATGAAACCAGCGCTCTACCACTGAGCTACCCCGCATCCGCGCTCACCCGCCGATGCTCATCGGCTGGGTCTCCCACACATCCCCGGAGGCCCCGTCGATGTACGTCCCCACCACCCGGAACCGCACGAAGCCCGAGTAGGGAATCACCGTCCCGTTGGACGTGATCTTGTACTGGATGAGCTTGCCTTCCAGAAGCGCGGGGCTGTCCAGCGGGAACGTCAACGTCTGGCGGAGGCCGCTGGTCGCGGGCAGGTTGATCGTGCGCCGCACCGCGAGCGTCGCCCCAGGCATGTCGGTCTGGATGAAGAACGTGCCCCCGCTCGGCGCGTAGTAGGTCAGCGTCAGATCCTTGAACTGCTTGACGTTCTCGGCCACGGGGTCCCCCTACTGGATACCCAGCTTCGCGGCGATGGCCCGAAGCAGCGCTCGGTCAGCCGGCAGGAATGCGCCTTCGGTCTTCAGCCGTTCGGCGCGTTTGTCCAGGTTGACCACATGGAGGCCGAATGGCGTGTTGACCAAAGCCTCGTTTCCCAGGAGTGGCCTGACCGGGACTTCCCGCGCGGGCCGCGCCCTCGGGTCGTCCAGGCCCTCCTGCGCCTCTCCGCTGGGGATGTTCACTCGCGCCGCCTCGAACGCCGGCATACACGACTGCACGATCCGGGGTCCGGTAGCGGTAACCTTGGCGACGCTGTAACAAGCATCCGCCTCGGGGTCGCTCACGTCCACCTTCGGGTCGAACCAATACTTTGGGCGGAAGGTCGGAACGAACGCCGGGGCCTTCTGCCCGGTGGCCTTCTCGAAGTCGGCCACCGACTGGCAGGTGGGGTACAGGTAGAGCGCGGAGATGCCGTAGACTTCGCTGGTGGGTTGCGCTGGTGCCGTCTGCGCCCAGCACGCGGACAGGAAAAGCAGCAGCAGTGCAAAAACCGTGAATGCTCTCATGCCTTGGTAATTGCCGCTAGACGGGCTGGCTTTCCCAGGTGTCGCCTTGGGCGCCGTCGATGTACTCGCCCACAGGCAGCACGCGCAAGCGGATACCATGCAGAGCGAAGGTCTGATCCGACCACACCAGTAAGCGCCGGTGCCATCCGAAGACGTTGGCCGCGAACACCACCGGCACGGTCTTCCGGCCCGCCGTCGCCGCGAAGTTCCCGCTGTCCCGCTGCGCCATCACGCCCCCGGGCACATCGGTGTGCAACGCCCAGCAGACTTGCCCATCGGCCTCGACATGAAACTCCATCTCGGTGTAGAGCTTGGCCTGCGCGGTCCCGTCATCGCTCACCCCAGAGTCGTAGGTCTTCCCGATGCGCGCTTCGGCGTACCAGTGCAGGTACACCCCGTAGATCACGGTCTCGGATGTGACATCGCCGCTGATCCGCACCGCGGCGTTCAGGGCGCGCCGACCCTCGCCCCCGACGCCCAGCCGGAACGTGGCCGTCGTGCGGTCTGTGCTCTGCGCGGTTCCCGCGGTCTCGACCGCGAAGTTGTCGTAGACCATTTGAACCGTGAGCGCCTGCGCACTCTTGATGTCCACCACGAGGTCGGCGTAGACCTTCCGGTTGTTCGGCAACCCCTGGTCCGAGAAGGCTGACTGCCACAGCACCGGAATGGGAACCCCGGCGTCTGTTGTGCCCTGCTCGATCTCGTACAAGTTCGCGCCGTAGGGTGCGCCCCCGACCGTGCCCACCGCCGCCACGAAGCTCTGGCCCTGCCCCTCGTAGTTGATGGCGCTGAACCCGCGCGAGTCCCGATACCAGCGTCGGCTGTCGGTCTCGTACACCAGCGTCGTCGTCGGCAGGTTACCCACCGATGCGGGGTAGCTGAAATACAGCCGCCCGTTGATGAACCCCATGACCGACTGGCTGGCAAACTGGCTGGTCATCGGCGGGATGACGCCCCAGGCGTCCCCGGCGATGGTCACCCAGTCGCCCTTGAAGATTGGGTCCACCGGGGTGCTGATCTTCTCCTCGAAGTCGCCGTTGAAGCGATAGATCCCCTCTGCCGCCGCGAAGTAGTCCACCGCGCCGGCGTTGACGATGGCGCGTTCTCCCAGCAAACCCACGTTCGCGCTGGTCTGTTCGGGGTCCGCCTCCGCCGGGTCGCCAGTCAGTCGCCAGATGGAGCGCTGTTTGTAGATCACCGCCATGCGCTTGTGGCAGGTCACCGCCAGGATGTCATCCCCTGACTGGCCCACATCCACCCAGTTCCCCTCGGCATCATCATCCGCACCGGGCCAGCACGTCGGCTGCGCCACCTTCGACCAGTAGAGCCGATTCCCCGCCCACGCCAAGATGCGACCGAAGTACGGCCCCGCGATTCCGCGTCCCGCCGGCGGCGGGTCGTGGTCATCGGGCACCTCGATGTTGTCGGTCTGCGCCTCTTCCACGCCCCAGGTGATGATGAGTGAGCCGCCGTTGGAGTTCCGGGTCCCGAACCGGAGCGCCTCCCTAAGTACACCTCCAATTCCGTACACGTGGCACTTCACCACCTGGGAATCCGTAGACGCGGCCATGACCACCGTGGGGGCCTGCTTGCGCAAGGTGACCGCCGTGAAGCCGCTGGGATTGCTCTCGTGCCCGAAGTCGTTCTCGTAGGTGTAGCAGAACCGCCACTCGCCCTCGAAGGTGTTGTCGGGGCCGCCCACCATCTCGGCGTCGTTGAAGTTCACAACCGTAGGGACGTTGTTCTCGATCTCGAACCAGATATCAGTTACCGCGTGCCAGGGGAACTCATAGATCGAGGCATCCGGGGTGGTCAACTGAACGAAGTGCGGCGTCTTCGCCAGCACCTCGTCGTAGAGCGTGGCCCGCTGCTGACTGAGGGCCTCCCACGTCACGGTGTCTCCGGCGGCCTGTGCTTCGGTGATCCGCTGGAGCAACGCCTGGTAATCCGGGTTCGCTTCCACGAGCCGCTGGGCATTAAACCGGCGGGTGATCGAAACCTGCGTCCAGGTGTACTTCGCCGGGTTGAGAATCGACACAGGGACAGAGCAGGTCACCGCGCGGTCTCCAGAGGCCACCAGCGTAACCTTCAGCGTGTCGATGGCCGCCGCGTCCTCGCACCAGATCCAGAAACGGAACACGTCGTCATCTTCTTCGCTACCCGGCTGGGCACTGACACTGAGATTCTTCGGAGACGGGAAAGCGTGTGTCAACACCCACCGCCCGACTGGGCTGCACGTCAACCCCAGATAGGTCCCGCCGCCCAGGAACTCCCTTGATTCCGCCGCCGGCTCGTAAATCTCGTAGGTGTACCCACTGCCGCTTTCGGGCTCGAAGTCCTCTGTCAACGTCAGGTAACTGCTCCCCATGATGCTGGCAACCTCATGCACAGCATTGTAGGGGTTCCCCGCCGCGTCCACGGCGTGGATACGGATACGCTTGCCAACATAGAAGTCCGCGCCGCGCGAATCTCCCGCCCAGTCGGTTCCGGTTCCGTACACATCAACCGAACCCTGTGTGCAAGCCACGGTCCCGGCATTGTAGTACCACTTCTCCGCCTTGGGGTTCTCGGTCATCACCCCGCCGATCCATCGCTGGAGCGTCCACGTCTCGGTGGAGTCGAACCCCACCACCGGGACCGTCACGGGGCTTCCCGCCGTTACCGTAGGCGCGGTGGTCGGCGCCGCGATGCCCCAGTTCCGCACCTCTGAACCGAACAACTTCACCTGCCGACCGGGATTCATGAGCCACACGAAATCCTGGTAGGCCACCATGCTCAAGGGGCCTCCGTCCAGGCCCCTCGTCGGCCAAGACGGAAGCGTCATTGTGGTGCCCAGATTGGTTCCATACAGCAATGCGGTTCCCGCGCCCCCATAGCGGTCATCGCCGGTGGCAGTCTTCAACCGGAAGAGCGAATGAACCGTATCCACCAGCCCGGTGGCAAGCTGGCCCATCCCTTTGCGCGAGTGCAGCGCCCCGGCTTGATCCACACGCCAGTTAGTCAGCGCCAGCGAGTCAGGCGGCGGTACGATGTCGCCCGGCGGCAGCAGGTTCAGGCTGCCGGCCAGGACGCGAGACTTTTGCTTGCGGTAGGGCATGTTCGTGCATCAATCGCCACAAATCGGGGTCAAACTCTAGTCTTTCGACCACCTCATCAAAGGCATCGTCCGCACCCTCTCCAAACATGGTTGTCCCCGGTCACTGCGCTTCCCCCCAGTGCTGTCGAATCAACTCTTCAAACTGCGCTTGCCGCTCTGCGGCGTGCTTCGCCTCCTCGGGCATGGCCGCGTCGCTTTCTTTCCCGCGCGCTTGCGCCAGAATTGCCCAGGTCAAGTAGTCCTCGAAGACGCTGGGCGCCGCCAGCATCGGACTCGCCTGACTCACATCCGCCGGGTACTGGCGGAAGACGAGCGCCAGCGTGCCGCCCGCAGAGGGCGTCCGGTACAGGCGAATGTGTTCCGTGCCCTGGAAGTCGTGGGTGTACTTCTCAACCGCACCCGCCGTGCCTTGCCAGGTTGCATCCAGGGCTTCGAGTTCGCGCACCTTGGCGGGCCGGAGATTCGCTCCCCCGAGCGAGGCGTGGATGGTGTCCAAGTGGCGCGTCGGGGTGGCGTAGAGCGCCGTGCCGCCCGCGACCGTAACAGCATCGCGTTCCGCGAACAGGCCCAGGTTGCGCGCCAGGCGCTTCACCGCCTCGTCCGCGTATCTGTACAACTCCGCTTCGGTCCAGTGGGTCAGGTCTGCCACGCGGTACACCCCGAGGGCCGGGAGAAGTCGCTGGATCACCTCGCCCACGTTGATCCCCACCGGGGGCGCGACACCTTGCGGGTTGAAGAAGAGGAGCAGCATCAGCACTCCTCCGGCTTCGGCCACTCCCCGCACCTTTCGACCTCGCGCCACAACTGGGAGAGCGCCTTCGCGTCGCGCAGGTCAAACACGCCCCCCCGCAACTTCTCGATGAAGGTGTTGTACCGATTGGCGAACTTGTTTAGGGTGATCGCCAGCCAGTCAAACCTGGAACCAGAGATGCCCGTGGCGAGCAGGTTGGGGAGCAGAATCAGTCGCCGCCGGGCCATCACGGTCAGACCTCAAAGCCAAACACCGTGATGTAGACAGCCGTGGTCCCGGCCCCCGTCGTGTACCGCAGGATGTCGTTCGCCGCGTCGCAGGGGTGCCCGTTGGGGAAGTTGATTTGAACGGGGTTGCCGCCGCTTACAACGCCAGCCACCAGAACGTAGTTGGCGGCAGCCGCGGTGTTGTTGAAGATGAACAGGTCGCCACTCCCAGTCACCGACAGAATGATCGACTGGATGACGTATTTCTTGCCCGCCGCCGGAGTCCACAGGGCGATGTTTGACTGGCCCGCTGTGGCACTGGCGTAGTTGCGTTTCGGCGTTCGGGCGTTCGCCACCTGCACGGGCGCGGGGTTCGCATCGCTGAAGGCCACGCCGGTCGCATCCGAAATCCCGACTTTCTGGACGCCAGCCGCTGCTTCCACCACTGCGTTGCCGCCGATCTGCTTCAGGTTCTCGTTCCAAGGCGTTGCGTTCGCCGTGCCCTGGTTGGAGGTAACGGTTCCGCTCACCGGCTGCGTCGTGGCCCCCGTGGGGTCGGTTCGCAGCGGGTCCGTAGACGTGCCGCCTGGCACCGCCCCGCCGCTCTTGGGTAGGGCCAGCCCCATCATCTGTACGGTGTCTACTCCGGCGCCCGTGTCGTAGTCCGCTGTCTTGGCGGTGGCTCCCGCGCAGGTGGTCGCCGACATATCCACCGTGAGGCTGCCGCCGGCGTCACTCACCGGCTGAGTGGTCGTACCAACAGGGTCCACCCGGACAGCCGAACCTGCCGTGCCGATCTCCACGCCCGCCGCCGTCCGCAGGTTTACGTGCAGGCCGCGCTTCGCCGTGATGCGGCACGCCGCCGCCTGGTCCTCTGTGGGGTCGCTGGCGATGGTGTCATTGAAGACCCCGCCGGCCACGTCGAGTAGGCCACTGCCTTCCGTGAAGGCGGTCTTGTCCACCTGGGCGCCGGCCCCCACCGACTGCACCACGTCTACCTTCAGCGCCTTCGCCGCGCCCACGGTCGAGATGCCCACCGTGTCCGCGCCATCGCTGATCTTCGCGGGCCAAGCGTTCGCCGCCGCCGCCGGCGTCCCCTGGTTTGCGGTCACTGTGCCGTCCACCGTCAGAGCGCCCCCGCCATCGTCCACGCTCAGCGTGGTTGCGCCGTCATCCACGGTCAGGCTCCCGGCGTTGTCCGTCACCGGGACGGCCGTCGCCGTCTCCGCGATGTGAACCTTGAGACTCCCCGCGCCCGTCAGCGCCGCTGGAAGCTGCCCCGAGTCCACGGTCAGGCTCCCGGCGTTGTCCGTCACCGGCGTAGCTGTTGGAGTTTCCGCGATGTGGACCTTCAGGTTTCCCGAACCCGTCAGGGCCGCTGGCAACTGTGCCGAGTCCACGGTGAGCGCCCCGCCCCCGTCGTCCACACTCAGGGTCGTTGCGCCGTCGTCCACCGTGACGCTTCCTCCGCCGTCTACCACGGTGACGCTGCCCTGAACACGGGTCACGTCCACATCCATGCCGTTCGCGGCGTCTCCCGTGGCCGGAACGCTCACCCCGTCCCCGCCGAGGTCGAGCTTGATCTTCTGAAAATGCACGCCCGCCACGTCGTCCGTGCCGACGGTCGCCCCGACTCCGGGTGTGTAGGCCAAGTTGTCCGCCATGTTACTTCCCCCCCCTCAATTCCGGTGGCACCCGGTCGTACCCTGCCGCCGCCATCCGCGTCCGCACGTAGCCCGCAAACTTCCGCGCCACATCCAGGAAATTGACAAAGAGCGGCAGCACCTTGGCGAACTCCTGGCCGCCCTCTTTGGCACGCAGCCTGTAAACCGCGTAATCCACAAGGGCAGGGTGAAACTCGACCGGGATTTCCGGGGTCGCGGAAGTCCCTGTCATCCGTGTTGGTGTCCGGGCATAGGTGACCTCCAAACTGCGCCCACCGTCCGCCGGCCTGGGCGTCACCGCCAGAAGGTCCAGCCCGAGCACTTGGTAGTCCGTCGGGTCACCCGCCGCGCTCTGCCAGGCCGAGTTGCGCGCGTCGAAGTCCTCCAGCCGCCCCGGACCCACCCGCGCCCCGGTGTTGTTCACCCGCACACGCAACACCGCCAGCAGGTCACTGAACGTGCTGAGCAGGTGGTAGAAGCTGGTCGCCGCGTCCAGGTTCAGCGTCCCGGTGGTCTCCAGGCACCAGGTCAACAGGCAGAACAGGCGTTGCCCCTCATTGACCGCATCCAGAGCTTCGCTGGACTTGTAGTACACCGGGGCCGCCGGGTCTTCCCCGACGCGCCGCAGCGCCCGCTCCATGATTTCGCCCGAGGTCATCTGTTCCACCGCCTAGTCTGATGCCGCGTCATCCAGTCCGCCACCCGTAGCGGGGTGGCGCCGCGCCGGCGCGTCTCGACGCCCATCATCTCCGCCAGGGCTTCCTTGAACCTGTTCTCATACCATTGCGCCCCGTCGAAGTCCCCCGCCAGCGCCCGCTCATCGGCCTTCGCCCCGTACTTCAAGGCGGCTGGTCGCATCCAGGGCAGGATGGACGCCGACGTTGTTGACGGCGGCGTAACATCCGCCACATACACCAGCGGGTATCCCCGGCTGTACTCCGGGATGGGGTAGAGCTCGATCTGCGCTCGCGGCGGGTCAGAGGCGTCATCCATGAACAGCGCCCAGTACACCGGGTCGCCGAAGGTTTCCCGGCTCGGGCTGATCTCGTTCAGGTGCGCGAGTGAAACGCGCGTCAGTAGGCCCGGCGTGGCGATGGCCCGCAGATCCTTCACCGTGACCACATCAGAAGGCAGCAGGTAGACGTTCTGGAAGATGGTGTAGCCCGCTGCCGCGTTTGTCCCCCCCTCATAGGCCCGGTCGAGCGTGCCAGTGGTGTTCCCTGTGCGCGTGAACTCGTAGTATTCGTACCGCCCCGCCACCCGGAACCGCCGCCCAGTCATGCCCGTCGTCCAGGTGGTGCCCGTCCCGGTGACCCCCGTGCTTCCGTTGGTGACCGCCACCGTTCCCGCGTTGTACTTCGCCGTACTCTGGAGGATGGATTCCACCTCCCGACGCTGCCAAGACAACGCATCGAGGATGGCCTGATAGCGGTCGTAGAGCCAGCCATCCAGCAGGGCGAGGTCCACCCCCGGCATGGCCTTGGTCAACTCGTAGCGAATCTGTCCGTAGGTCATGGACTAGTCTTCCTTGGGGGTCCCCTTCGGCAGCGTTGAGGTGTCCACCACGACACGCTCCCGCCACCGCACCTCGCACCTCCGCCAGTTGATACCAGCGTCAGAACAGACGCGCAGCCGCAGGTTCTCGGCCTGTTGTTCGAGGAGCGCCTGCTCCAGCAGGAACTCAGCGGCCACGGGCAGGGCTTTCACCTTCGGCCCTTCGGACGGCTTCTCCTGTCCCCATGCTGATGCCACACTGAACGTCAGGGCGAGCGGCAGCAGGAAGGCGACGGGCCAGCGAAGGGCGCGCGCGAGTCGCCTCATTGTATGGCCGCCTCCCGCAACTTGGCCGCCTTCACCGTCGCGGTGTTGGCGATGGCCTCTTGCGCCACCACGCTATCGGGCGGGTGGGAGCGTAGGATATTCATGAACGCCTCACGCACGATCCAGCGCAGGAAGTCGCCCACGGTGGGAAACTTCAGGACCGGCGTACAGGGGTCGCCCGGCTTCACCGCAGGAGTGCAGGACACGATTTGCGCCAGTCGCCACTGGTTGAGCTTCACAAACACCTCGTCGGTGGTCTTGAGTGTGACGTTGGAGACGATGGTGCCAGCGTCATTGCGGACAATCACTTGGATCTCGGCGGCGCTCAACGCGAGGGCCGCGCACAGCAAAAGGATGATGGTTTTCATAGCTTACCTCTCTACCAAGTTGCGATGGCGGCACGTTTCCACGCGCCTGACGCTGTGCAGACGTAGACGTAAGAGGCATCCCACGTCATCCGCCCGGCATCGCATGGATCACTGGCCGCCGCAGGTGTCAGAGTAGGAACGATCACCGCCCCCGTGTAATTGAGAATCGGCGGCGTGCTTCCGTCCCCCACCAGCCCGTTATCCACCAAACTGCACGTCGCCGCCGTGCCGATCAGCCCCAGCGTCGCAGGGGTGCCGCCAGAAGTCGTGCGGTAGAAGGCGTAAGTGGTCGCGCCGGGTACCGCAGTGCAGGTGAGGGTGTTGTAGTTCGTGGCATCCAGTGTTGCGTTTTGAAGGACGGTCGTGAACTCCCCCGTGACCGCCGTAGTTTTGCCGCTCCCATCTCTGGCAGCAACCTTGTAGCCCCAGGTCTGCGTACAACCTGACCCGCAAGTTGGAGTCACGGTTTGGCCGACAGGCGTGGTGAGGGATTGCAGGGTGACGGACCCAGCTTGAAACCCGGCCCACTTGCCTGTTGTACCTGAGTTGACCTCGATGAGGCCAATGGACGTGCGGGAAAGCGCGGCATCCTGCGCTGTCTCGCTCCCCACGAAGACTCTACCGCGCAGTTTCGTCTGACTAATGCTCGTGTTCCCGAGCGTGGCGGTGTTTGTCCCTGCGCCTGTCGCGTTGTAACCGATCACGATTTCATTGCTGTCGCCGCTGGCGAAGGCCTTGGTTTGCGCCCCTAGGTAGATGCTGGTATTGCTGGTCTGGTTGGGCGAAGCGCCGTCGGCAATGTAAACACCAGCGTTTACACCTAGCGCACTCAGGTAGTAGCCGGTGGTGTTGTAGAGAAGGGCACTAACCCCCTGGGCTGAGTTGTAGTAGCCGGTGGTGTTGCTGAAAAGGGCCTGAACCCCCTGGGCTGAGTTGTAGTAGCCGGTGGTGTTGCTGAAAAGGGCATTAACCCCCTGGGCTGAGTTGTTGGAGCCGGTGGTGTTGCTGAAAAGGGCCTGAAGCCCCTGGGCTGAGTTGTAGTAGCCGGTGGTGTTGCTGAAAAGGGCATTAACCCCCTGGGCTGAGTTGTTGGAGCCGGTGGTGTTGCTGAAAAGGGCCTGAAGCCCCTGGGCTGAGTTGTAGTAGCCGGTGGTGTTGCTGAAAAGGGCATTAACCCCCTGGGCTGAGTTGTTGGAGCCGGTGGTGTTGCTGAAAAGGGCCTGAAGCCCCTGGGCTGAGTTGTAGTAGCCGGTGGTGTTGCTGAAAAGGGCATTAACCCCCTGGGCTGAGTTGTAGTAGCCGGTGGTGTTGCTGAAAAGGGCATTAACCCCCTGGGCTGAGTTGTTGGAGCCGGTGGTGTTGCGCCCGAGAGCGTTCAGGCCCATACTCGTGTTTCGCAACGCCTGATTGCCGCGCGCTTCCAGTATCACCGTTCCGGCATTATCAACCCATTGAACAAGACTCGGGATGCTTCCCGTAATGGCCTTCACGGTCACGTTGTCCAATGCGCCGTCAAAAGCGTTGGTAGGCGTGAACGTAAGCGCCTGCGCCCCACTGCCACTGGCAACCAGAGTGCGCTGCCAGGTTCCATTGCTGCTGAAACTTATATCCCACGGGTAACAAACCAGTGTCACCGCGCCAATGCTGACTGTGACGCCGCCCGCCGTTATTCCGCTGAGGGTAAACTCCACTTGATACGTCGTTCCGTTTGCCACCGTGATGTTCTGCGACAGCGTTTCAGTGTTGCCTGCGGCGTGCAATGCGGTCCCAGCGTTCCAGGTCCAGCCGGTGCCTGTACCGCTGATAGTCCAGCCAGAGAGATCAGTGATGAAGCCGCCATTGGCGACCAACTCCGAACCGAGCGGAGCGGTCATGGACTGGGCCGCTCCCGCCCGCACCACCAGCGTGCTCGCCCCCGTAACCGCCGTATCGTCGTAGAGCAGGCAGGTCACGGGCGAGCCGGTGCAGGAGAGCTTCGACGGCCCGAGTACCCCCGCCGCAGAGACACGCGGGATGACGGAGGCCGCGGTCAACGTGGAGGCTCCCCCCACGGCGTCGGCCCCGCCCCCGCTCGTCCCGGGTTGCCAGCAGGTGTTCGCGGTACTCCAAGCCAGGGCGTTCCCGTCACTGGGCGCCGTGCTACAAATCGGTCGGCCCTGAAGCCGCCGCGCGTTCGTGGATGGCGGCTGGGCCCAACCGAGGCCAGCCACCAAGAGAAACAAGATGAGGCGTTTCATCGCGCTGCGTACCTCCGGGTGTAGAGGGTCAGGGTCCGCGCCGCCAGTTGATTCACCGGCGTTCCACTGGTCCCGCTCTGGAGCTTCAGGTAGATGGCGCTCATGAATTCGGTCGGGTCCAGGTATCGGAACTGCCCCGCCGTGACGCCCTTGGTGATTTCCGTGCCCGCGTCATCGCGGAGTACGTGGTAGGTGACGCCATCGAAGCTGACCTGGAAGGACAGCCCGGCGGCTGTCCAGGCGGCGGGGTAGAGAATACCCACCAGACTGAACTCGCCCCCGATGAAGACCGCCGCACTCAGGCTGGTGTTGATGGCGATGGTCGCAGTGATCGCGCGTGTGTAGGCGCTCATCGTCTTCTCCTTTGAACCTCAGGGGCGGCCCCGAGAGACCGCCCCCGGTGGATACTCAGGCCGCCGCCTCAACCTGCGCCAAGGTCCCGGAAGCGCCCATCTGAAGGCCCTTCCAGGAAGTTGCCGAAGCGCAGATCATCAGCACGGTGGTGTTGGCTCCGATGGCAGACTCCGCCCCAGCCCCGGTCCCACCGTTGATGGCGATGGTTGCCGGGTCACTGGAACGAAGCTCGTAGCCGGTCGCTCCCACGTGGAGCATGACGACGCTGCCCGGCGTTGGCGCCGGCAGCACGATGATGCAGTTCGCGTCCGCCCCGGCCGTCACCGCGATGAACTGGAGCGTGGGTCCGCTGGCGATGGTTCCGGTTCCGCTTCCGTCCGCCGTCGCGGTCCTGGCGATGGCAGACATGGTGAACCCGGCAGCCGCCAGCGCCACCGTGCCCGCGATGGTCACGTTGTCGAATTTGGTTGGTCGCTTTGCCATGTTGGTCTCCCTTGGGCGTCAGGGGCGGAGCACCCGCCCCGCCCCTATCCGTTGCCCATCCGGGCGGAAGTCACGCCCCCGGCGACCCGAACACCCCAACCCAGTCGTAGTAGCCGACCGTCGCCACGTAGCGCCGGTACAGATACGCCGTCTCGGTCTTGGCGTCGTAGTCCTTCTCGCTGTACGGCTTCAGCCGCCACAGCCACAGCAGCCCCGTCTGGTCGGGCGGAGCCACCAGGAACCAAGCGTCCGTGTCGGTCAACTTCGGCCAGATGATGACCTGATCGACCGCCCCGTGCTCGCCGTACTGGAAGGCGTTGATGGT